TGCTTCTTACGACATGGACTCCAGCCGCGTGGTACTCAAGCTGACCTCGCCGCTTGATGCCGTCAAAGCGCAGGTGCCACGTCGCACGTTGAGCACCGCCTTAGTTGGTGCATTGCCCACATCCGGCGCATTGGTGGTGAGCTGATGTGGCACCAGTGGATCGGACTACCGCATAAGTTCCGTGCTGATCCACGTAAAGGCATCGGCGCCGATTGCCTGATCATGGTCTGGAACGTGCTCGAAGATGCCGGCGCACCGCATCCACGGCTTGATCCGACTTGGCTGGATCTTGCCGAATGGGGCAGGCATCGATTGTTAGCGCAGACCTACGAGGAACTTACAATGCCATTAGATGCTCCAGAGGAATACGCGGTAACATTGTTCTCCACTGCACGCACCATTGGAATTGGCGTTGTTGTTGATGGTGGATTGCTCCACGTCCATCATCGTCGCGGTGTGCAGTGGATACCGCTAGATCGTTGCAAACCGCTGGAGTTCAGGAAATTCAAATGATGCTGCCTTCTGATCGTTACCTCGCAGAGATCCTCGGTCTGACGGAAGAGCAGTACCGTCACTTCCAGATCGAGGTGCGGAAACGCGCAGCTGAAGGCCCGCAGCCTGCAGTGGTGGCTGAGACCGCCACCGTGATCGCCATCGTCAATCTCGTGATCGCCCTTGGCTCGCTGGCAATCTCTACGCTGCTGAAACCAGCCACGCCGCAACCCGGCCAAGCGCCAGGCCAGCCACGTCAGACGCAGGACATCACCGATCCGATCATCCGCAACAGCAGGTTTGCGCCACGGTACGGATTCGACAGTCAGCAGGACATCGCCACACTCGGCAGCATCATCCCAATCGTTTACGCCAAACGTGAAGCGATCAGCGGTGATAACTACGGCGGCATCAGGATCAACATGCCGATGCTGTGGAACCAAATTCTTAGCCTCGGCGGCGGCCAGATGCTGCGTGGTGTGTTCCTTTTGGGTGAATCCACCATCAGCAGCATTGACACGACTGGCTTCGCGATTGGCTCCAATACGTTGCAGGGCTATGTCTTTGATGACACTTCCGCAACGGAGCAAGGCTCTCGCGTCACGGTGTATGTCAGCGGCAACGGTGGCCGCATCGCTGGCACGGATCGCGTGCTCGGACGCACTGAAGCGAACGATGACGGCAGCTCAGGTAGCTCTGACGTGTTTCAGGTGTACTGGAACGGTCAGCAACGGACGGACTTCTGTTCATCCAACCGCCCGAGTACGCAGACCACGTTCGGTGTCTATGCACCGCTTGGCAACAACCTGCTGCACAAGGTCAACCCTGTCATCAGGCCGGGTGTTCGCAGCCAATATCAAGCCAACACCACTGATGGGCGTTTGCAGGTTGATTGCCCTAACGACAATCAACAGATCAATCGCCGTGATAAGTTTCGCGCTAACTTCTCCACCTACAGCGGCGTTATTGGCAATGGCACAGAGCAATCTGTTGCGGTTGGTGCCACTGTCACTTACAAGCTGTTTTACAACAGCGACTGGGATGTAACATTCGGCAGCGGCGATGATCAAGTTGAAGCACGCGATGTTGCATCATCAGTGGCGTCGCTGCAAAAGGGATGGGATGACAGAATTGTCGTCGGTGAAGTTTACAAAATCGGCACTGCTCTTGCGGTTTGCACCACACGCACTGCAGATCAGTTTGTGTCCGAAGCTGATCTTGATGGCAGCAGCGTTGGCGCTGTAACTGTCACCGCAACATTCAGTGTTGTTGAAGCTGGACTGATCAAAGGACAGCAAGATGGATACATCACTGTTGGTGGTCGGATTGCAACGCTTGGCGCCATCACTGCTGGTGATAATTACACCGCTGGCTCATACACCGATGTACCGCTTACCGGCGGCAGTGGATTTGACGCCACTGCAAATGTCGTAGTCAAGATGTTGCTTGGATCCATCACAGGCGGATCTGGTTATGTAACTGGCGACTATCCGGGTGTATCGCTGACCGGCGGCTCGGGTAGTGGTGCAACAGCAGACATCGAGGTTGATGGCACAGGCGTTGTCTCCCAGGTCACGATTGTCAACTCCGGCACAGGCTATGCAGCTGCTGATGTTTTATCCGCCGCTGCAGCGGACATCGGCGGCACCGGCAGCGGATTCTCTGTGCCAGTAACAGCAGCCAATGGCATCAGTTCTGTCACCATCGTCGACCCTGGATACGACTACGCCGCGACAGATTCGCTATCTGCAGCCGCTGCAGACATTGGCGGCACTGGCAGCGGCTTTGCAGTTGTCGTTTCAGCTGTATCGGCTGGCGGTGATGCCGGGACAAGGGAAAAAGCAACAACCGGCGGCCATCTGTTGCGTTACGCCCGAGGTCAGGTTGCTACCACACGTGGGTGTCAGGCTGTGGAGCTTGGCCTGAAATCTACACTTGGCATCAGGATCAACAACTTATGCAACTTCCGCGATGCTAAGACCTATGAGTTTGCCGATGCAAATTACTGCAAAGAGTTTGCCAATGCTGATATTGATGAAATCAAAAGTTCGTTGTATCAAAGCGGTGTTATCACATCGCCGGTTCAGCGTTATTCATTTTTCAAGATCAAATACCGTGACATCACCAGCAGCAGCTGGACAACTCTGACCCATGCCTATGGCGTGCGTAGCGAAACGCAGCAGGCGTTGTTCACCTACATCCGCCTGGAGTTCAGCAGCGTCAAGCAACGCGAATTTATGTTTGAACCACTATCGGGCTTTGAAATTCGCAACAGCCACTACGGCGCAGGTGCAACGCTTTATGTACTTGATCCAAAGAAAGGTCGCACCACCGTCAGCGAGAATGGAACGACAGCCGTGTTTAACGGTGAGTCTGTTGCGTTGAACGAAACCAACTTCGGCATCAACTACGGCAAAGCTGTTGCTGAGCTTGATGACGATTACACCTATGAAGGCCGCACGTTACGTGGCCTGCCGTTGGTTGATACAAACACCTACATCGACGATTACGGCAAACTTGCTGAAACATTTGTCTACGCAGAAATCAGCAGCTCTGCAGATTCTGGCCCTGAGCATGAGATCGTCTATGTCAACGAGATCGTTCCGAATGACAGCGCACCGCTGTATGACGATCTTGCCTTGGTCGGCATCAACATCCGTTCATCAGCGGAATGGCAGCAATTCGCGCAGTTCTCCAGTTATGTCACAGGCGGCAAAGAATGCACGCTGATGCTCGGCGGATCTGGCGCCACGCATCTGTTCCCGGATGTGTTGTATGACCTGATGACCGACACCCGGTATGGCGCTGGCTCATTCATCAAGTCCTACATGATCGACACTACTGAGTTTGCAGCTGCTGCGCAGTGGTGCTTGGATCGCAAATACTTCTACGATGCTGCTGTTGCGGAACCGATCAACATCCGGCAATGGGCAGCCGACCTAGCAGCAACGCACCTACTGCAATTCGGTGAGATCGATGGCAAATACTTCCTGCGACCTGCAATCTCGTTCTCGGCCGTGTCAATCGCTGGTCTGTTCACCGCAGGCAACATCGCAGAAGGCAGCTTCAATTTGCAGTACTTCGATCCCGAGGACCGCGACCCGATTCAGGTTTCTGTTCGTTACCGCGAGGAACGTCCCAGCAACGACCTGACCAGCCCAGGTCTGTTCCCGGTGGTGCGTGAAGTGTTGGTGCGCGAATCCGACGCCGCAGGTGGTTCTGACACCGATCCGATCGAGCAGCTCGACATGTCGGCCTACTGCACCAGCCAGGCTCATGCGATTGATGCTGCCAAGTTCCTGATCAGGATGCGCCGCATCCCAACGCATACGATCACCTTCAAAACCATGCACGATGGCCTGACTGCAGGATTGGCGCCCGGTGATTACATCAAAGTCGCCATGGATGAAACCGAATACGACGAGTTCAACAACGGTGTCGTCACACCCGAGGGTGCATTGATCAGCACAAAGGCATTATCCGATGGCACTTACAACGTGGTCGCATGGGACGGCACCGAAGGCACACCGCCAGCAGATGCAACGCTGACTGTCAGCAACAGCGGCAAGACTGGCTCACCAACCGGCGTTGTCTTCACCGTCAAGCTGCCCGCTACCCAAGTGCGCGTGTATCAGGTGGAGCGGATCACGCCAGATGATGAGGGCACATTTACAATAGAGGCAATGCACATGCCCGTGAACAGCTCCGGCATCCTTGAGGTTGCCGCTGGTTTTGACACCGCTGGCAACTGGAAGATCCAAGGCTGATGGCAACCACATTCCCCACCATTGAGCCAACAAGCCGCAGCTTCGCCGCACCAGCGTGGCAAACCACCACGCAGACTTCCCAGTCCGGCGTCATCACCCGCAGGTTATGGGGCAGCAGACCCAGCCGCGCCACGCTTAGCCTGCAGTTCAACAACATCAGCGACACGAACACTTCCGCGATCCTTGACGCATACAACACCGCCAAGGGTTCTGTCGATAGCCTCACGCTGCCGGACATCCTGTTCAATGGCGCCGATGGCACGCTTAAGACATGGCTTGACGGCAGCGCAACAGGCGCCGGGCTGCTTTGGTGCTTCACCGAGGGTTCGCCGCCGCAAGTTGAAAGCGTCGCGCCAGGTAGATCCAATGTGACTGTCAGCTTGACCGCAGAGCTTAGAATGAGCTAAAAGGATTCGATGATGGCTGTCAAGACAAGCGCTACTGCTGAACTCAGGCTGGATGGTACAGCCATCGCCAAAGTGCGCGATGTATCGATTACATTCGCAAGGGATGCGCTTGAAACAACTGGCATCGGCCAGAACGATCGCACTTACGCATACGGTATCCGTGGCACAAGCGGCAGCGGTACTTTGCTGTATGACGCAGCCGATACAGCAACCCGTGCGGTAATCAACAGGCTGCTGAGCGATTCAACCTCAACCAATAGCATCTCGATGGTGCTCGACACCTCGACATCTGATGGCACGATTACGGGCGATGCTTTGATCACACAAGCTGGCACAAGCGTCAGCGTGGGTGATTTGGTCAGCATTCCGATTTCGTTCACGTTCAGCGGCAAACCTAGCGGTAGCTACTGATGGCAGTCCTCGGTAGCGGCGGCGTTCTTGACATCAGTCGGGAAATTCCTGATGCGATGGCGCTGACTGCTGCGCGATTGAACGCTGACAGCATCTCACTTGCCAATCAGGCTTACTGGGCCGGTGATCGGATCATCATCGCTGCTGCTGGTGGCGTACCCTTTGATGTCAACGGCGACGGCTACGCAGACTGCCCGGATGGTCATGGCTTTTACGCAGGTTCCAGCTGGGTGCTTGGCCCCAGTCGCAGCGGCTTAGGTGCTG